TATGCCTACTACACCGTACTGGTAATAGTCTGTATACGTATACGCCAAGTTCACAATTTCAGTCGGTATCTGTACTTCTATGGTTTCAATATACTTAGCGCGTCCTGTCGTTGCTGATATACTAACGCTATTAAATTGATATTTGAATTTATATAGTTTTAATATACCGCCGTTGTTTACCAGGCTATACGCACTACCATGAACATATTCAGTACTTCTACTATCTACTGCATAGATATATTCTCCAACGATAGCGACTGGATTAAGACAATCTGCATTAACACCGTCAACTGTTGCGTTTTGGTCTATAAGCTTATAGTAATCGGCAAAAGCACCCTTTGCTTCAGAATACTTAACATAAACTTCTTCACCAAGCCTATACGATACATATTCGCTTCGTACCGGCGCGTCACTTGCTCCGATTTTACCCATTGCAATCGGGCACAATGCAATAGACCGTATCGTTCCATTACCCTGCGACGTTCCAAAGTCCCACACTAACTTATAACTTCCGTCTTCCTGCAATCCGCTTTCTGCAATGTTACGGCTACCCCTTGATAAATCATTGCCAGCGTATGCAGTATCAGAAGCATAGCCTGTAATCTTGGTACTTGGTATTGCATAATCTGACGCGTCGTCATTTAGCCTATCGTCAAATAGCAATAAACCGCCGAATATAGTGCCTGCATAAGTGTAGTCATAAAAATTCAACTTATGAATTAATGGCATATCGCCCATATATGACCTAAACATATCCGCAACGGCGTTAGTTATCATATTGTCATGCTTAATTATCTGTTTAGTGCCGTCTGTATTAGTCAACTCTATTGTAGCACTACCTTTTATCGCCATATCATTACCCCTTTCTATTACTGATTATCATCAGCCAATTTTTGAAGTTCCAATTCAAGTTCATTAATTTTCTTTCTAGTTAAACTTTACCTGCGTAACTGTATCAATGCCGTCAATACTAGCCTTTAGTCTCATAAATATTGCACTATTTATGACGCTAGACCACGCTTCTGTTGGTATAGCCATAAGTTCGCTTGCAGTCATACCAACATCAGACGCGCTCCACTTATCATTATTATATGCCATCCACATACCACCGTCAAACGACAGTAAGAACGTAACTCCGTCACTTGCCGTTGCTTCTACGCTTTTAATGCCGTAAATGCTATGATGACCTACCATTGCAGTATTGCTTATTATGTCGTGAGTACCTACTGGTACGCCTTGCACTACTGCATTAAGCTTCGGCACTTCGTCTGCATCAGTCCAGCACAATACCTCTGGCGCACTTAACGTCATAAGCAGTGCGCCGCCCGGTATTGTATCACTTCCGTTATTAATAAATAAATCAGCATTAAGCGTGCCTGCGACCTCAACAAGTGCGCCGTCTGATACAGTATATATAGCACTACCGTCACGCACGAGGTATTTCTTCACTTCAACAAATTGCACACACTCAACGATTGCGTCATAAGGTCCTTCTATATTGTTACAAGTCTTAAATGTGTGACTAACTTCACCACTTCCATCATCAAACCAACACGCAAGTCGTTCTTTAGTAACATCGCCTTGTAGCTTAGTTAAATCGCTAGGCTCACACGTTTGTAATCTGCCGCCACTATTCAAGTAGTATGCAGATGTGACGGCATATAGTATCACGTCACTTGCATCACTTTTCGTGGCTGTAACAGTATAATTACTTGCGCCACGATTAGCCATATCATCACGCATCACAACCTTAAATTTGCCGCCAAATTCGCCACATACAAGGTATATTAGACCTGTAGTAGTCTGCGTTAATGTTACGATTTCAGTAACATTTTCAACTTTCTTATTCGCAAAATATATCTTCTGAACAGTATCACTTGGATCTGATACAACATTGCCACCGCCTATAACTTCCCAACCGTCTGACAATGTTGGATTATTTCCACTACCTCTTATTGCATACGCTAATATCAATGTATTTCCAATAGTACAATTTTTAAGCGTGAGACTACACGAAGTAGTCCCACTACTTTTATTTTCTGCTTGTTGTATTAATGTTACATCAACCATTATTTACCACCACGCTTTCTACTGTAAGACCGCTATAATCAAGTGCTACACTGCACATCTTACCAGTGTCAATAGTTTCTTCCGCGCTCTCATACGTGTAAATAGTCTTAAGCGCAAACATATTATTATTGGTCGTGACATATTCATCAAAGGTATAATCACCTGCATATATAGTATTAAATACCCAGTCAACAATAATATCATTCCAATTAATGTAATCATACGCGCCATCAAACGTAAGACCGCCATTAAATTCCATACTAACTGCGTCAGTAAATACAATCGGAGTAGGCGTATGGAACGTATTGACAATATTATCAACAAGTTTGCACATATCAAGGCTTGTTGCAAACGGTATATCAATAATATCCTCAGTAAAGTTAAGTGTGCCGTCCCATCTTCCTGATCCGTCAATGCCCTGTCCGTATAAGATAGCAAGGCACTCATTCTTCTTTATCGTTGCAGTCGGCACTGTCGTATCTATATCCGCAATAGCGTACTCGGGGAATACAACTATATTAGTCTGTGTTTCCTCGTCTGTTTCTACTGTTGCCCCAGTGTCTGCAAGTGCCTGCAGGAAATTGTTGTGCGTCTTTCTGTCCTTATCTTGCAAGCGCGTGTCGCTTTCAAAATACTCCATAAACGCCTTAACACTTATAGTATGCCTGGCGTTATTTTCTACGGAATAAATATCCGCAATGGTAACTATATGCTCGCCCCTTGATAAATACTTGCGGTATAGCCTAGTTGTATCTGCTATGGCGTCAGTATAAAACTGCAGATTAATAATGCCGTCTAAATCGGTTTTTAATCTCAAGGATAATATAAATATAGGTCTGCTATCCTCAACTGCTGAATAATTTATATTTGCAATCTCGGTTTCAACGTCTTGAAAGCTAATTACATCAGCATTCCTATACTCTTTTGTTACAACTGTCTTAGTCGCAATACTACCCTCAAGATTAGATAACTGTTTATTCTGCTTGTTGTTTACGTTTGCAAGTTTAGGATTGCCACCGACTGCGCGGATCTTATGCTTGCCTCTGTATGTCCAATAATAATAGGTTATAGGGCTTAAATAGTTCTTATTATCCTTGCCTACATTTATATTTTCAACATAGTCGCCCAAGTCAAGTGCAGGATTGCCAAGTGTCTGCAATTCAAACGGCGTATAAACTACATTTTTAAGCACGTTATACACGTTCTCAAGTATTGTATACTTTGTTTCCGGCAATCCTCTTAATATAGGTATATCCCCCATATCAAGTACCAAGCCATCAGTAAACGCATCTATATATTCATACGGCGCATAGTTTTCTATTGCTATAAATCTACACTTAACGCCATTAAATTTAGTAGTGTAATCTGAGAAGCTGGCGTTTGCAAATCTGTGCCTCTTATCTAGGCTCACACTTGCTTCTGTTGCGTATGGTACTAACTTTAACTTTCCGTCCCTGTCAAATATCGCAAAGCAGGCATTAATCATACATATATAAGCCAGCACGTCCCTATAAGTATCAACTGTATCTGAATAAATTGATAGCAGGTATTCTGCGTTTGGTAAGGTATTAAATTCTTCCTCGGTCTGCGCAAGTTCAATGCTTAATTTATCCGACAAGTATGCCATTATCTGTGGCAGTGTGCCAAACGTGTCCTCGTCAACATTTACATCAAGCAACGTCATTCTATCAAGTGCTTTAATGCTTATCTTGTCATTTATTCTCTTAGGCTCTGAAATTATGAACACTCCAAGCGGTATTTCTTCCCACGCTTCACCGGTCCACAAACTCCAGTATAACTTAAGTTCTGCATCATACAGACTGTATCTGTCTACTGCGCTCTTAATCGTTATGCCACACTCAGCAGAATAAGTACACCCAAACTCAAACTCGTTGTTATTGGTGCACTGATTTGTGATATATACACTGTCTTTTATAATATCGCTATCGTCAAGGTTTATGGCAGTGCCGTTTACTGTCAGCACTGCCCTCATCTTACTTTTGCGGTGACTATCTGACACCGCCAACTTATATGCTTCGCTTACGTTATACAAATAGTCACCCCCTTTATCCCTCTAGCGTAAATGATAAATTCCAATAAGTCACGTTATTGTTATCTATCGCTTTTAATTTTAGCGACCTTCCGCTACAAGTACACTTTGCGCTTAACATAGTGCCGTAATAAAAATCAACATTTACTATTGCTTGAGCGCACTCGCTTGTTATGGCTTCAACCTCTTCCTGTGTTAAGTTAGTCCACCCTACCTTAATTTCAGGTACGTCGGCACGCACCTGCTCAATAAAGGTCGTGCCGTCTTCTACCTGTGTTTTCTCGCCGTTTACGTCTGCAAAATTAACCTCAAACGTACTCGGTGACGGCGGTGTATATCCATTTAATTTAATCAGATCCATTTACGCTCTACCTCCACTTCTTAAAGTACGTCTGTCGTTTGCGCTTACAATACGCTCGTCAATTAAGTCATTGCCTAAATAAATCGGTATAGTGATGTCACCGGTATTATACTGCAGGTTCTCAACTAACTGAGTAAGCATATTTACAAGCCTGTTATTGCCTTCAGTATCTGTCCGCACTGGTGCATTATATCCGCCTACATTCTTAAGCATTGGCGCGCTCATTGGCATAGTCAATCTCATGTCGCCTGCCATTGACTGCACTGCGTCAACAAGTCTGTACTTGTTATCGTCTATGCCTTTAGCAAGACCGCTAATAAAGTCTGGCATCCAGCTCTCATAATCAGTAAGTGGTCCGACATCCGGGACTGAGAAATGCAAGTAAGACTTGATTGTATTTGCCACGTCTCTCACTGCGCTTGTTATCTTAGAAATTCCGTTTTTAATACCGTTAGCAATTCCGTCTATCAGATCACTTCCCCAGCTATACGCCTGTGAAATAAGACTTTTAATAAAATTAACCGCATTATTAAGTCCATTGCGTATCGTATTACAAATATTGTTTATACCATTACTTACGGCTGACTCTATACTTGACAAGACGTTTGAAACAGTATTCCTAATCGTATTCACTGTATTTATTACGAATGATTTTACCGCAGTCAAAACAGACGTGATTACTGTCTTTAGATTGTTTAAGAAAGTATTAATAAAATTCCTAAAGTTCTCGCAATTATTATATAAGAGTGCGAACGCACCTGCAAACGGATTGACAAGTAAAATCAAAAGTGCCTGCCAATTATTCCTTATAAAATCAACTATGCCGGATAAAAAGTTCTTTACAGTTTGTACGGCAGTCGATACGACTAATTTTATGTTTTCCCATAAATTGATCCAAAAATTACGGAAACTCTCGCAATTATTCCACAAATAGATAAATCCTGCTACAAGTGCAGTTATTGCCACGATTACAATACCTATAGGGTTTGCAAGCATAACTGCGTTTATCGCCGCAAAAGCACTCTTTGCAACACCTATAATCGGCGCAATCTGACCTATTACCGTTATTAATGAACCAATACCGATTAATAATGGAGATATTACTGCAATAACGCCAATAATTACTGCAATAACAGACTGCACTGGTGAAGGTAATGAACAAAACGCCTTAGCAACGCCACTGACGGCAGATGCAAGACCCGACAATACAGGAGCAAACGCACCGCCTAATTCAATAGCCGCGTTTTTCATATCATTCATTGCGACCTGCATATTATGGGCCGATGTGTTATTCATTTTATCCATTGCAGATGAAGCCGCGCCTGTACTGTCACCCATTGCAATAAGGGTATTATTAAAGTCTGCAGTACCGCCATTAAGGATTGCAAGCGCACCTGTACCAGCTTCGGAACTACCCCAAAGTTGGGCGAATGCCTCGCTATCTCCGTTTACACTCTGCCCTAAAATATCTATAACATCAGCAAGGCTCATTCCGCTTGCCATTAACTGACCGAAAGACTGTCCTGTTTCATCTTGCAATATCGTACCAACTGCGCTACCACTATCAGCAAGTTCGTTAAACATTGACTTCATATAGGTTGTACTTTCTGCCGTAGCAATACCGCCCTTAGTCATAGCCACGTATGAAGCACACAAGTTATCAATAGATATTCCGTAAGCACTAGCCGTAGGTATAACTTTACCCATTGAACTAGCAAGTTCATTAACTGTGGTTTTACCTAAATTCTGCGTTGTAATCAGCTTATCTGATATACTTTCTGCAGTTCCTGCTTTATCGCCGTACGCATTCAGTGTAGTAGTCAATACGTCTACAGATGTTGTCATATCAGTAAAACCGCCAACTGCAAGTGCGTTCGCCGTAGCAACAAATTCTACAGACTTTGACGTGTCTACACCTGCAGATATTGCGTTATATGTAGCAAGCGCAATATCTTCTGCCGCAATACCAGTATCGGAACTTAACTGCATAATGGCGTCTGACATATCCATCATACTGCCTTTATATTTTACTGACGCATCACCTGCGATTGTTTCAACTTGCGCCATAGCCGTTTCAAAGCCCATAGCCGCGTCTGCCGTACTTTTTATGACTGCCTGCGCCGCAATGCTCACTGGTGCTAATGAAGCACCGATATTCTTGCAAGCCGTACCAACTGCACTTGCTTTATTTCCTATAGTCGCTGAACTGTCGTTAAATGTCTTTTGAACGTCTTGTATAGCTTGCTTTGCAACACCACTGACGGTATTTTTGCCCATTACAATATCTAAAGCAACCGCACCAACACTTTGTGCCATATTAACCCCCTTTCTAAGCCTTTAACATAGCAAAGAGTTTATCCATACTCTCTGTATATTTTTGCTCGTTGTTAATCTTGTCACGATTTTTCCAATCGTTATATATTTTCTTTTGCGCGTCATTATATTTACTAATGACATCAGCGTCCGTTTCACTCCTAATCGCTACTATTTGACCAAGTGGCGTATCCGGCATAAGACAAGATGTCAAATTAAGGAACTCATCAAACTGTAATTCCGTCACCTTAAGCCTTATGCCGTATTGACTTAAAAAACTAGCTTCTATTAAGTCATAATCATCCACTAAATCATAGTAGCTTTCTATTTTTTTTCTGCATTACTCGCATTCTCAAATTCTTCATAAGGTTTATTATAAAGCACTGACATTGTAGCAAATATAATCGCCTGCATATTTTCCGTATAATTTTCTGCGCCGTTTTCCTCGCCCGCCTGTCGCAGTTCTTCCATAAGTTCAGTATACTGCTTCTCGCCAAATACCAGTCTAAGCATTTTTTCGTCTGTACTTGCGTCCGGCTCTTTCTTGAAAAGTTCCTGCAATAATAAACCAGTCTTGTGGTCGGTCTTAAGCGTATAGACCTTATCAATGAACTGGATCTGTTTAGGTTCAAAATTTAACTTGTCTCTGAAATTTGCTATTGCCATAATATCCAATCTCCTTAAATTAATAATAAAATAGGGCAGGGCATTTAATACCCTACCCTTAAAGGTTGTTTATAATTACTATGATTATACTGTACCTTCTGTTGGCTTACCATGTCCGATAAGTTCTGCCTCAAGTGCACCTACATCAGTAGCCTTACCGCCAATACCGTTGTTCTTAACACCGCACGCCATATTGTCCCAAGTGAGTGTTGTGCCGTCTGGATGCACAAGCCTAGCTGAGATATAAGCGTCCTGTCCTGTAAGTAACAACTTGCTTGCAATAAGGTCATTACCAGCGTCGCCAATACAACGCTTGCCCTTAACTGTAATCTTAACCGACTTACCGGTAACAAGTGCTGACTGCCAACCGCCTGCCGCAAAAGAGTTCCAAGTCTCAGTATTGTTTTCTACTTCAACATTTACTTCTTCAAGTTCTGCGACCTTGCTCCATATCGGTGTCTCGTCTTTTGCGGTATTAACTTCAAAGCTACCTACATGAACCGGGAATACTCCCTTAGTAACTGCTCCCATTCTGCATTCTCCTTTCTTTACTTCTCAAAGTAAATATTCATTTCAATAACGTATTCATATACGCTATCTGCGTCTTGGTTTACGTCAATCGGCTCATTATTCAATAACTCAATAAAGAATACTTTTTTTTCTTTCGCAATTAGGATATTTTCATTTTTACTGACACTTTCTATTGCGTTATATAAATCCCAAGCCTTGCGCTCTGTATTAGCCTTATTTGTGTCTCCATGAATTAAAAGACTTACGCCCTTTTTCTCATATACCTTGAGACCGCCTATTACTTCACGCCTTCCTGCGTCCTGCAGGTTATATACGCCAAGACTATTCTTTTTTTTACTGTCAAGCCTGCCTATGTAATAATTATCAAATAGACCAAAAGACTTCAACCAATCCCTTATATCTGCAAGTGTAATCATCAAAGCCCCCCTATCCTTTTTAATAACTTAGCATAAGCATTGCTTATAAAATTATCGTGTAAGAAGCTATCGAACCATTTTCCGCCTGCTCGTGAGTTGTTTCCACGCCTAAAGTTATACTCTGGGTGAAAATACAATCGCCTTGCGTATGGCGTACTTGATACAATGCTTACTCTACCTTTTTCGCTATCATCAACAAAAGTGCTATCATTCTGCAGGTTTCCAGTATCAAACGGCATCACGCCTCTGTCCCTTAATTCTGTAAGTGTAGCGTCGCCTGTCTGCGCAAGTGCTTCATACTGCGCACCGTCTAGCATATTGAGTACGCTCATATTAAGTTCAACTCGACTTGTTACTTGCACATTGCCTGCCATTATATCAACTCCAATGTCGTATAATTTACAGTGCCGTCTGGGTTTAGGTTCTTAGTACCCTTATTTATGCTATATTCCTGCTCATTTATTACTACGCTACCCGAAGCAATAACCGGCAGGCTCTCGCATAAGTCACCTCTAAATAATGCAACACCCTTTAATTCAATTTTTTCCTTGTCTTTTGTAAAACTTGCACGTGCGCCCATCTGCAGATTGCATTTTGTATCAATTACAATCGCACTCTCAAGTTCGCCGTCCTCATTAAGTTCTACATTGTCAAGAAAAACCTTAATCGGTGTCTTGCAAAATCTTTTAATAACTAAGCAAGGGAACCCCATACTAGCACCCCCTCAACACCCTTGAGCATAACCCACACTTATGCAAGTGCTGATTAATGCTCTTTGACACTGCTATGCCGTTTACGACTTCTGCGTTTGCACTCTGTCCGCTAAATGACATATTCGCGCCATTTAATGAATAGCTTGATAACATACTGTTGATAACGTCTGCGTTTTCCGTTTCCCAGTCAGCAATCAAGCAAGCACACTCTTTGATTATTCCCTGCTGGTATTCAGTCAAGTTATCAAAACCTATCGCAACTATACGATTATAAGTCAATGTGTCTATATGCCCGCTTGCTTGCCTCAAAGCCTTCTCAAGTTCAATGCCGTCAAGTGTGCCCTTGTATGTATTCTTGTAATATTCAATATCCGCATACATTTTAAGCACCCCCCCTTGTTATTTTGTCGTTGCAGGCTCCTTTACTGTCTTAGGTGTTCGGAGCAGGTTTCTTTTCCTGCTCCTTAACCTCGGTATTCTTTGGAATTATACCGATAATCTTCCCCATTGTTTACACCTCCTCCTCTATCGCTGGCTTCTTAGTCCTCCTCCCCCTTTATCGCTGGCTTCATATGAACATAGATACCTGCGGTCTTGTTCTCGTATACGTCGCAAAGACCGTAATTTCTGTAACCATACTTCCAAGCGTCTGCATCAGGGTTCTGTGCCGGAGCGATAATCTTAGGTACGGCGTGCTTTGTGAACTGAAGTGTAGCAGGCTTGTGGATAATCTCAAAGTTAAGATCAACCGCGCTGGAAGCCTTCCTGAACCCACCCTGCTTTTCTCCGCTTGTCTTACCGTCAAGTAACTCAATAGCTGAATAGAAGCGTGTCTGAGGAACTGATGTGATAGAAGCAAATCTTGAAAGTACCTCACGCGACTTTGTTGTGTCCATATCCTGCACAAGTCCTAAGAGTGTAGGAGTGATGAACAGATGTCTGTCTTCCATAGGCACTTCTGCTTCGTCCATATCTGATGTTGCTTTTCTTAATGCCGCAATAACGTTTGCACCTGTTGCAAGCGTACCTTCTGCAGTTCCTGCTCCTACTGTTGAAGCGTATGTTGCGAAACGGAAAGCATCAAGTTCTGGAACTACCTTTGCACGAATGAACTCGCCTGCAAGCCTACCAAAAGCGGTATTCTGTGTCTCCTCGTTGTCCATATCGTCAACTGTGAAAGCACGACCTCTCTCGTAGTTGAACTTAACGGTCTCCCATGTCAACTCAACGTCGCCATTTACATAACCACTATTGCGGTTGTAGTCTGCCAGTCCGTCCATTGATAACTTAGGAATAACGATCTCGTTTGCGTTTGCACCCTGTCTTGCAAGGGTTGCGTCACTCTCAAGCACTGCAGTAAGTGCTGACTGCTGATAAACTTCATCAAGTAGGTCAGTATAAACCTTTGCCAATGCAATATTGTTTGCCATGTCTTAATTCTCCTTTCGTTTATTTCTTTGGAGATAAGCCGAAAGCCTTACGGAGCGCGTTTTCCTGTTCGGTCGCGTCATCCTGCTCACCACTCACCCCAAATTTAATACCTTTGTCGTCGTTTGACGTGCCCTTAAATGCCGGTACGTCCTTAAGCACCTGCTCAACTGCTTCCCTTACCTTGTCAGCCTTAATCTCACCCTTGTCATCAATAGCGTCCCTAAAGTCAGCCGATTTAATAACATAAGGAATCGTATTCTTGTCTACACCTAAATCAAGGCAGTCATTAAACGCCTGCTTGCTTAGGAGTTCGTTTGTGAGCCTTGACTGTAGTTCCGTATTAGCATTCTGTAACTTAGTAAGTTCTCCAGCCTGTGCCTGTGCCTGTGTCTGCTTCTTTGACTTATAATCTCCGATAGCAGTCTTGATCTCATCCTCGCTCATACCCTGTTGCTCAAAGTACGATTTAAGGATTGCATTTTCTTTCTGCTGAACACCCTTATCAATCATTGACTGTATCTTGTCGTAATCAATTACGCTTTTACCGTCATTTGATGTCTGAGTATTGATTGCACCGTTTCCGCCCTGTGCCTGCGTGTTGTTATCCTGCATAGCAGTATTGTTGTCATCCATAAGATAAACCCTCCTATTTTAACGACTTAGTTGTCCTATACTTGAAATTATATATCAACAAATTCTAATAGTCAATTCTGTTAAAACGTCATTTAATTTATCTATGCAACTTTTCTTTTAATTTCTCAACGGGATAATTTTCAATCCTCTCAATTTCTTTTTCTATATCCAATAAAACAATCGTATCATATTCAATATTTAGCAAAGATGCTATTTTCATAACAACATCTTTATCCAAATATACTCTTTCTCCCTTTTTCTCATATCTTTCATAAGTTTTGCGTGTTACACCCAAACTTTTAGCCATATCCTGCTGGCTTATTTCCGTTGCTTTTCTTGCTTTTCTTAAAACATTAGTGTCAATAACAATACTACGTTTCATAAATTTACCTCCTTTATTTTTTATTATTATGACATTTTCGTAAGAAATGCGCAAATTAAAATACACATAATGGGAAAAAATTTTTTCTAAATGTAAAAATGTAAGTCGTATGTAAGACATATATAAGTCTGCAAACCCTTGTAAAATCAACATTTTTTAAGTTCATATTACATTTTTACAATGTATTACATTTTTTTTATCAAATATATATACAAACACAAAAAACTACGCATTTATATTATCCACTTAAAATGCGTAGTTTTTAATAAGCCCCTATATATATATTATTATTAAAAAAATGTAATTATGTAATATATAATATATTAGACTACCCTTAAAGCCAATAAAATCAAGGGTTTAGGGTGTCTTACATTTTGCATTACATTTGACTTACATTTTTTATTATGTAAGACATATTGCAATTATCTTGCGTTGTGATATTATAAAAGCATAGCAAATCATTTTTGGACTCCTTCATTAAGAAAACAAACCAGAGAAAAAGCAAGGCATATCCCCCAATCGTAGCCTTGCTTTTTTTCATGCGGTTATTTAATTAAATCTTAATTTAACATTTTAATTGTTATGTTAAATCGTTATTTATTTTTCGGCTCTTCACTTGCTTGTGGCGTAATTGATATCCTGCCCACATTATCAACCGATAAAACGCCTCTAAGCGATAATCTAGCCTTATCTAGCCTTAGTACGTCACTGTTATTGTCGCATAACTCAATTAACTTATTCTTACATATATTAGCCTTGCCATAGTATTTGTCTGCAGTATCGCTATCCATACTACCTTTAGCAAGCCTCATATTGCGTCTGTAATTGCGCTCATAATACCTCTGCTCCTGCTCAAGATTATATCTGCGCAGTGTTTCTTCTTCCTGATCCTTGCTTATTGTTTTCGGTTCTCTGCTTATACCCTCATAGTAACTACTGCAGGCGTCCTTGCAGTTTGGGTGAAACAAGCCACTATTAACTGCACTACTAAGCAAAGGATAACCGGTCTGTGTGCTTTCTTCATAAGTTCCGCCGCCATATACGTCATCAATAAATACTTGACCTAAAAATGGCAGACACCTGGGGCACGCCGTACCACGTGCATTAACCTTTACCGTATGCACGCCGTATCTTTCCCTAAAATCAGCCTGCCCCATAAGGTTTGCGCGCTTATTAGCAGTACGGAGTGCCATTTCTGCATAACTTGCTATATTTACCCTTGCGCCGTTCTTATACTGCACGCAATTATACCCGGCGTTTAGGAAGTCCCTTGTCGCCATATCTATGCACTGCCACATACTGCCAGCGCCGGTATTATAAAATAACTGCGCCTTATAAAGCGTCTGCCTGTATACGTCATCAGACATTCTAAGCAATGCAGTCTCAGCCTTTTTCATATCCTTAGTAGTAGCCTTAATAAGTGAGTTAAGCTTCTTCTGGTTATTCCTAAAAAAGCGACCTTGCATATTAGTGCCGTCCTTTGGTGCTTCATAGCCCCTTTTTATAGCTTTTAATAACTCAATCTCTTGTTCACTTTCACCTGTTGCGTATGCTTCTCTTATTGCCTTGTCTATCTCGTCATTAAGCCTGCCCATATAGCCGGTAAGCACGTCTTTATTCTGGGCGCGATACAGTGACAGACCGCTTAACATTTCAGCCTGCCACTGCGTCCAATTTATGCCTTCTTCGTATTCCTCATTTATATGATGTCGCATATTATTGCGCATAGACTTTATTAATGATAATTCAATATCCTCAAAAGCACTTGTAATATCATAAGCCATTATTAAACCTCTCCGCCATTAACCGCTCACACTCATTACTGTACTTATTTGCAATCTTGTTCATGTTCTTTCGCTTTTCCTCGTCATGCTCACGCTCTGCACGACCTCGCAAGTCATATTCACTGCACAAGCAATATCCGATTACATAATCGTAACCGAATATTTCAACCATCTCATCAATATAATTCTTTGACTTTCCCATAACTGCCCCTTTTTATACCATACTAGGCTCGTCTACCTCGACAATGCCCTGCTCATTCTTTATGCGCTTTACTTCCTCAGCTTTCCACTCGTCTGTCTTACTGTCGCCGTAAAGTTCATCAATAATGCTTTCAATCGACATAACGCCCTGTGTCTTAGCTTTACCCACTGTCTCAATCTGGCTTTCAAAACTAGGGTTTGCGTATTCGCCAAACGTAATCTCAGCTTCTGTGTCCTCAAGTGCCACGCCCTGCATTGCGCTTAATACCTTAAATGCCTTATCAATTAAGCCCTCAATACAGTATTGCAAAGCATATATAATAGTCTGGCGTGTATATAGCGTTGTCTTTTCCTTTTCCCTCTGCGCTTCTGCATTATCCAGCTTCTTTGTATCAATTCCAAGCGTACTTGGTGATATTAAGCCCTGCAAGCATAAGTCAAGCGCGGTAACGTAGGTATTAAGGTAACTATTGTAATCAATAGTACCGTTCTGCGTTTCAATCTTGCTTGTGGCGTTTTCCTGCATCGGACTGCCTGTTGCAATAAATCTGTTATCAAACGTATTGCCGTACTTAATTGCGCCTGTGCTTGCGTCTCTAGGTAATAGATCCTCGGGTATATATGTCTTTGTTCTGTTTGCTCTAAGCGCATCAATCCACTGGCTCCACGCTTCGTCAAGCGCATCAAAGTTATCACGCTTGCTATCAAAGATAGACTGTCCTCTACCTTCCCACTTATCAGACGCAAAGAAGCTTAAATATTCAGCCATAATAAGCGACTTGTCAAAGTATACAGGAGTCAAGTCTTTTGTCTTATCTAACTTATCAAGACCTATTTCATTATCGTATGCGTCGTATAGCCTGTACTCAATATAGCCATAGCCATAGCATTCTTTTAATACATAAGACACGCCCTGCTTGTTAAATGCTTTCTTGAAACGGATCTCCTTAACCCTGCCACGCTCACGTTTAACTTCAATTCTATCTGCTTCGTAAAACTCAATAATAGGGTATTGCGATATATCTGTATCAACGCTTATCTTAAACGCTCCGTCACCTGTTACAAGTGCCTTACGCACTGCTTTTTTAACAAGGTTCTTAAAATCATTCTCGCGCTCAATATCATTCCAAGTGTTTTCTTTTCCGATATTTGCAATCTTAACGCCTTGCATATCATCAACGCATATATTAGTAAGCGTATTTACAATAATCTTAGGCAGTCCTGTGTGTATCTTGCGTATCTCAAGACCTCTTGTACTGGTGGCACCCCAAAAACTATACTTATAGTCCGGTATGCTCTTATACAACTGCTCAAGTTCGTAACCTTCTCCCCTAAACCAAATCTCATTAACAAAAGCATTAGCTTCAAAGTCAAGTAGTTCGTCAATCTGTATCTGCAAGCCGTTTGCACTTGTGAGGTTTAGCCAGCTTCTAATTGCGTTTTTCAGCGCGCTCTTTGTTCTGTTAAACATTAATATCTCCTTTCTTTTAATCGTCAGCGTCTTTTATAATCTGCTTTATTGCGTCCATATCACCTATCTTAGACTTATATGGCAACCACGCATACTGACACGCATTAATAACGTGGTCGTGTCCGTCTTCCGGCAAGCCTTCTTCTGTATAACTG